CTTGGTTCATTTTTTCAAGATCATTTAGGTAATTTTTTTAAAGGAAAATCATACGGTAAAAATCCTGAACCATTACTATTTGTACCTAACAAACCTGCAGAGGAAGAAACCGACAATAAATTCTTCAACAGATATATAAAACCATCAGATAAAGATTACGAAAAAGGTAAACTAAATAGGTTTTTTGTCAAAGATATACCTTCAGGTAAATGTGCTGAACTAGACAAAAACGCATATATTAAACAACAAAAAGAGAACAAACCTTATAGAAAGTTTTATAAATGCGAATGGAACGTTACAGGACTATTAGATGATACTAAAATAAAAGGTTATAGTACGGAAGGAATTAAAAGTAAAAACGCTAAAATAGCTGCAGAAGCTGAAAAAGCTTTACCTGGTGTTAGTGCGTTATTAAATAATCCATCTCAATTTACAAAAGCAACTTTAATTCAAAATAGTCAAGGTAAAATTGTAAGTCAAGAAGATGTAGCTGGAGCTAATTCAATTGAAAATCTACAAGCTAAAATAGGTCAATTTGTATTAGAAGGTACTGACATACCATATAACGGCCCTTACCATATTCATCCGCTTTTAGGTCCAATGGCTGGAGCTAGACATACTCAAGCAATTCATCCTAAATTAGATTATATTGATGAAATAGATAACACCCCTAAAGAGTTATTAAATCAGCAAAACTACGCTGCTAACCAATCAGTAATTGAAACTGATCAATCATCCGATGGCGGTACTTTAAGAAGATCTTCATATTAGTTGGTAGTATAACTATTTTTACTTATATTATATAAAAAGGTTGTATAAGTGTTTTATATTATTGAAGAAGAAAGTAAGTTAGAAAACTTACAACGGTTATCTAGTTTAGGGTTTTATATAGAGGTTATATCCTCTAATGATAATTTTCATCCAAAACTTACATCTACAGTTGCTGTTTATGTTAGACCTCTTAAAAGCAAGAGAGGATATATTATTCCAGTCAATCACGATGAAGGTATGAACGTATCAAAAGAACGTATATCCCAAGTTCTTTTATCTTGCAAAAAGATATATACGTATAATAAAAAAGAGTTACTTTACCACTTTAATATACAAGCAGCAATAGATTTATCATTACTTTACTCGATGACTTTATACGATAAGTTACAAGTAAAGGAAGATATATCAACTGTTAATTACTATTACAACAGATATTCGAACTTTAAAAATATAAACAAACTAATTCCTCTTGCGAAACTATTTGAAAAGTATGAAAAAAGATATAATTCTATAGAAAAGTATATTGATTTAGAAATACCTGATAATTTTAATTTTTATAATAATACTGCAACAAATGTATTCTTTTTATTAGAACAATCAGGATTAGGAGTTTATTACGAACCTTTTAATGAGATCTTTAAACCAAAAGACCCATCTTATAATATTATAGACAATACAGTATTAACATCATACAATTTATACAATGTCACATCTAGACCTACTAATGCTTTTAATAGCGTTAACTTTGCTGCTATCCCTAAAAGCAGAGAACATAGAGCTTGTTTTCATCCCAAAGGGGATACGTTTATTGAGTTGGATTTTGACGGGTATCACCTTCGTTTACTTTGTGAACAGATTGATTATCAGTTATCAGATGAATCAGCTCATAAACAGTTAGCTAAACTATACTTTGAAAAAGACGAAATAACAGATGAAGAATATACACAAGCCAAGCAAATTAACTTTCATGCAATTTACGGAAAGATACCCGAGAAATATGCTTTTCTCGAAGTTTTTGAAAAAATCGATGAATATATTAAAGGGTTATGGACCGAATACCAAAAAAACGGAAGAGTCTTGGCGCCAATTAGTAATAAACCATTCACTAAGGAGTTAAAAGATATGCATCCTCAGAAATTAATGAATTATGTAATGCAAAGTTTAGAGACATCACGTAATATCATTATAATAAAAGAAGTTTTAAGATTTTTAAAAGATAAAAAAACTAGTCTGGTACTATACACCTATGATGCACTTTTATTTGACTACTATAATGAAGATGGCGAAGAAACATTAGAAGAGTTAAAAGAGATATTAGAATCTGGTGGTAAATACCCAATAAAAACAAAATACGCTAAAGATTTAAGTTTATAAAAGAAAAAGATATTTATATATGATTAACAATGTAATAGATTCAAATTTCGATTACGACATCGAACCAATTTATTTGAACGAAGATATGAGCAACAAATTATTCTGTACATTTGCCACAGAAGAGACATTAGATTCAATTCTGAAGGAAGTACAGGAAAGATACAAGATTATCTACAATAAAATTTTTGTACTATATTCTAAATCTCAAGATGAGTACATTTGTACTTATAATGTTGATTTTGGTAATATTGGTACGTTTTTAGATAACACTATTCTTGTACATAGAAAGAAAGAGTCAAACACTCTATATACCATCAATGCCTTAAATACTCTTATCAAAGAGTTAAATGGAGGTGTTCTTGATACATCCTACCGTATCAATTGGACAGATTATAGAAATTGCATACTACTTACAAAAGGACCTGAACTCAAAAGGGTTAATACAAAACTTTTTAAGATAGTTGAGTTGGAGAACTGAAAAAAAGTTCTTATATTATAGTATAATAAAAGTTATAAATAAAAATTAGTTATATGGCACTCGATTTTAGTAAAGTGAACGACCGTATTAGTGCGTTCAACAAAAACAGTCAACCTACAGAAAAGATTGACTACACAACAATTTTTTGGAGACCCCAAGAAGGTAAACAGGTGGTTAGATTAGTACCATCAGTAGTGGATCCTACGTATCCATTCACAGAGATGAAGTTTCATTATAATTTTGATTTTCCTATTCCTGCATTATCAAATTTTGGTAAGCAAGACCCTGTAGAGGAGTTTGTTAAGGAGTTAAGAAAATTAGGAGGAGATGATAACTTTGACGAAGCAAGAAAGTATTCACCTAAGACAAGAATCTTAGCACCAGTAGTAGTTAGAGGAGAAGAAGATAAAGGAGTTAGATTATGGAACTTCGGTATTACTATCTATGACTCTTTACTTAAACTAGCTAAAGATGAAGATATAGGTGACTACACAGACGTTATTAATGGATGGGATATGGTAGTTGAAATGACTCCTAAAAACTCTCAAAGCCCTTATCCTAAAACAGAGATAAGAATTAAACCAAAACAGACTCCATTATCTGATGATAATACATCTGTAGAGACTTGGTTAAAAGAGCAACCAAAACCGTTAGAAGTATATAAAGCTTACGATTATGAGTTTATTAAGAAACAACTTAAGAAAGCTACATTAGGTACTTCAGAAGATAGTAATACAGATACATCACTGCCAGAAAGCTTAGGTCAACAAAAGACAGACTTTACTTTGGAAACAGCTACGGCTGGCAACAAAGACACAGTTAGTAAATTTGACGACTTATTCGAATCATAGATATGGCAAAAGAAGAAACTATAAAGAAAGCGACCGCTGCTGTACGCAAGTCGTTTAACTTAGGCAACTTTAAAAAGAAGAAAGGATATTCAAACTCTTCTGTAAAATTCAAAGAACAAGGATGGATACCTTTATCTAAAGCATTTCAAGACATCACTTCATTACCAGGTATTCCAACAGGACATATTACTCTTTTAAGAGGTCATAGTGATACCGGTAAAACAACTGCTTTACTTGAAGCAGCAGTAAATGCTCAAAAATTAGGTATACTACCAGTACTGATTATCACAGAGATGAAATGGTCTTGGGAGCATGCTAAGGAAATGGGTTTACAGTTTGATGAAGTTTTAGATGATAAAGGTAATGTTATAGACTACGAAGGTCATTTTCTTTATGCAGATAGAGGTACTTTAAATTCTATAGAAGAAGTAGCAGTACATATGGCTGACCTTATGGATGAACAAGCAAAAGGTAACCTACCTTATGATATGTGTTTCTTTTGGGATAGTATAGGTTCTGTTCCTTGTGATCTTTCAATACGTTCTAATAAGAATAATAATGAATGGAATGCAGGGGCTATGTCTACTCAGTTTGGTAACAACCTTAATCAAAAGATTCTATTATCTAGAAAAGAGAATTCACCTTATACTAATACGTTAGTAGCTATTAATAAAGTATGGACTATGAAACCTGAATCGCCTATGGGTCAACCTAAGCTTCAGAATAAAGGTGGTATGTCTATGTGGTACGATGCTACTTTAGTAGTTACTTTTGGTAACATAACTAATCCAGGTACATCTAAGATTAAAGCAATCAAAGATGGTATGCAGGTTGAGTTTGCTAAACGTACAAACGTACAAGTAGAAAAGAACCATATCGGTGGAGTACAATCTAGAGGTAGAGTAGTAATGACTCAGCATGGGTTTATACCTGACGACAAAAGACAGATCGATAAGTATAAAGATGCTCATAAAGACCACTGGCTCAAGTTAGTTGGTAGTTTAGACTTTGATTTAGTAGAGGAAGGTGACTTAGAAGAAACTCCAATCGCACCTAACTTACTAGATTAATGGCTCATAAAGATATATTAGAGAACTTAAAGGAAACCCCACCCCGAGCATATAACGATCATATTATGGTTGTAGATGCTATGAATATGTTAATTCGTAGTTTCTCATTGCTCAAGGCGATGAATCCTGACGGTACCCATATAGGTGGTATTGTTGGGTTTCTTCGTTCCTTAGGATACGTTACACGTATATTTGATCCTACAAGAGTAATAGTTGTATGGGACGGTAAAGGAGGTTCTGCAAATAGAAAGAATATTAATCCAGACTATAAAGCTCAAAGAGCTACTGCACGTATCACCCATTGGGGTTTATATGATACTAAGCAACAAGAGATGGAAGCATTAATTGGTCAGTTGATACGTGTTCAAGAGTATTTAGAATGCTTACCAGTTGTTCAAGTACAAATGGAGAAATTAGAAGCAGATGATATAATGGCTTACATTGCTAAACAGTCATCTAACTCTAAGGTTAAAAAATGTACTATTATATCTTCCGATAAAGACTTCTTACAATTAATAGACGACACCATTGAAGTATATGCTCCAGTAAAAAAGAAAACTTTTACCAAAGATAATATTTTTGACGAACTTAAAGTACTACCTGAAAACTACAATCTCGTAAAATCACTATTAGGTGATAATTCAGATAATTTAAAAGGAGTTAAAGGATTAGGCATAAAAACGATTGTGGCAGAGTTTCCTAAGTTACTCAAAGAAGTAACAAATCTTGATTACATTTTCAAAGTTGCTGAAGAAAAGTTAGATGGCAAGAAAATATTTGCTAAAATTATACATAACTGGAAACATGTTGAAGATAATTTTCAGATGATGGACTTACACGATACAGCATTAAGCGAATCAGAAATAGAAGTCGTTATGGAAATTATGAAGACTAAAGTAGGTAAAATTCAAATAGGAGCTTTTTTAGCTTTTCTTGATAATGATAATATAGAAGGTATTACAAAAAATACCGTAGGTTGGTTAGATAATTTTAGAGGATTAATTGTAAAATGATAAAAGGAGTCACAGCAGGTAATTTTGACGTAATACATCCAGGTTATATTGAGATGTTTAAAGAAATGAAAAAAAATTGTTCAGTGTTGATTATACTACTTCATACTGACCCATCAATTGAAAGACCTGAAAAACTTAAACCTATACTTTCTTCTAGAGAAAGAAAAGATATGTTAGAAAGTATTAAGTATGTAGATGATGTTATTAGGTACACTTATGAAGAGCAACTATATGATTTACTTAAATTAGGTCAGTTTGATGTTAGATTTTTAGGAGATGATTATAAAGATAAACCATTTACAGGAGATGACCTCAGGGTACCTATTCACTATATAGATCGTTCTCATGGGTGGTCAACAACTAAGTTTAAAAGATTGATTGCAGAAAATTATGAAAGCAGTAATTGTTAGCGGATATTTTAATCCTCTTCATAAAGGTCATTTAGAATTATTAGAAGCTGCAAAACAAGCTGGTGACATTGCTATTGTTATAGTTAACTCAGACATGCAAAGGTACTTAAAAGGTTCTAAAGAGTTTATGTTAGAGGATGAAAGATTAACTATTATAAAAGCTCTTAGATGTGTTGATCATGCTTTAATATCAATAGATAAGGATAAGACTCAAATTGAAACTCTAAAAGAATTATATGCTACTTATTCAGGTGTTTATTCACTAGCATTTGCAAATGGAGGAGATCAAAGTAGTAAATCTATTCCCGAAACACCAATATGTACAGAATTGGGAATAGAATTAATAGATGGGTTAGGAGATAAAATACAATCAAGCAGTTGGTTATTAGACAAAAAATAACTATATTTAAAAATAATTAAAGGTTATACATGACATTAAAATCATTAAATTCGTACGGTAAAGCATTTCAATTAAAAGTGCTAGGTTCTCTCTTAACTGACAAAAAATTTCTTTTAAATGTAAGAGATGTTCTTCACAATGATTATTTCGATGCCGATACACATAAGTGGATTATTGATCAAATAATTAACTACTTCGACAAGTACCATACTAGTATTACTATGGACGTTCTTAAAGTTGAATTACAAAAGCTAGAAAACGAAGTACTTCAAGTAGCTATTAAAGAAGAGTTAAGAAACTCATATGAAGCATCTCAAGATGATTTAGATTATGTACAAGAAGAGTTTCAAACCTTCTGTAAGAATCAAGAAATGAAGAATGCTATACTTAATTCAGCCGACCTTCTTAAAGATCATGACTTTGATGGTATAAGGAATATGATTGAAAAGGCAATGAAGGCAGGTATAGACAAAAATATTGGACATGAATATAACAAAGATGTTGAAAGTCGTTACCGTGTTGATTACCGCCCTACTATACCTACACCTTGGCCTATCCTTAATGACAGTATTCAAGGTGGATTGGGACCTGGGGACTTGGGTATTATATTCGGTAGTCCTGGTGGTGGTAAATCTTGGACTATGGTTGCTATCGCTGCTCATGCTGTTAAGTTGGGGTATAAAGTTAATTTTTACACTCTGGAATTGGGAGAAGATTATGTTGGAAAAAGATTCGATTGTTACCTAACTGGTTACGGTATAGATGAAATTAACAGTAAAAGAAAAGAAGTACAAACTCATATAGATAACCTTAAAGGTAAGTTAATTGTAAAAGAATACCCACCAAAAGGAGCTTCAGTTTCAACAATTAAGTCTCATGTACAAAAATGTATTGACATGGATCATAAACCAGACATGATTATTATAGATTATGTTGACTATCTAAAAGCTCCTTCTAGAGGTAAAAATTACGAAAGAAAAGACGAGATAGATGATGTATTTATCGCTACCAAAGGACTAGCAAAAGAATTAAAGGTCCCTATACTGACACCGTCGCAGGTTAATCGAATGGGAGCAAAAGATAGTGTTATTGAAGGAGATAAAGCAGCTGGTAGTTACGATAAAATGATGGTAGCAGATATTTGCTTATCTTTATCAAGACAGAAAGAAGATAAAGTTTTAGGAACTGGTAGAGTTCATGTTATGAAGAATCGATACGGTATGGACGGTATGACATTTAACGTTATTATGGATACTAATAATGGCCATATCGAATTTAAAGATAAAATGGAAGAAGATACTAGCACCGAAGCAAGTCCTTTTTCAGTAGTAAGTAAAGAAAAGTTGGAAGATATTTTCGCAAATAAGTTATGATGGGATATTTATTAACATGCCCCGAAAGACATTTATCTGACGGGTCTTTTCGTCTAACGCCCCACCAAATATATAAGTATATATGAGTTTATTAAAAGAAAGAGTTGTGTACAAGCCCTTTGAATATCCAAAGGCATATGATTACTGGTTAAAACAACAACAAGCACATTGGTTACATACAGAAGTACCAATGGCACAGGATGTTACTGATTGGAAATCAAATATGAAAGACTATGAGAAAAACGTAGTAGGTCAAATCTTAAAAGGATTTGCTCAAACAGAAACTATAGTAAATGACTACTGGTCAACTTTAGTTACTAAGTGGTTTAGGAAGCCGGAAGTTATTATGATGGGTACCACTTTAGGTTCTTCTGAAACGATTCATGCTGAAGCTTACTCTTTATTAAATGAGCAGTTAGGATTAGATGATTTCTCAGAATTTTTAGAAGATGAAGCTACTATGGCTAAGATAGAAGCACTAATGAATGTTAGAGATAATGATGATGGCACAGCTAACTGGCATGAAAGAGCAAAATCGTTAGCAATATTTTCAGCATTTACTGAAGGTGTTAATTTATTTTCATCCTTTGCAGTTTTACTTTCTTTTAAAATGAGAAATAAGCTTAAAGGAGTAGGACAGATAGTAGAATGGTCAGTAAGAGATGAATCTCTTCATTCAGAAGCAGGATGCTGGTTATTTAGAACTTTAATGGAAGAGCAACCTAAATTCAAAACTAAGAAGTTAATTAGTGAAATCGAAGATGCAGCTGAAATGAGTATGAAATTAGAATTTGATTTTATAGATAAAGTGTTTGAAATGGGAGATTTAGAAAATTTAACTAAAGAGGAGTTAAAGAATTTTATCAAACATAGAATTAACACTAAGATGTTAGATTTAGGATTAACTCCTATCGTACCATCTGCAGATATAGATAAAGGAGCATTAAAAACTATGAAATGGTTTGATGCTGTTATAGCAGGTAAACAACATACTGATTTCTTTGCAAACAGAGTAACAAATTACAGTAAAGGTCATTTAGACTGGTCAACAGCATTTTAATAATATGTTATGAGTAAGCTTTTTGTTTACGGATGTTCATTTTCACATGCCTATGTAAGCAACGAAAAGTTACCTCCTATTAAAAACGATGAAGGATGGCCTTCTATAGTTGCTAAAGATATTAATTATGAGATTGTTGATAGGACTGAACCTGGTTTTGGGTACAATCACATAGTGAATCGTTT